TGATGTTTGGGAGCTTGTGAGTTCTGATAGCGTTCAGGCCGCAAGAATAGTTAAGGATTCTTTAGCGCAGGCCAACCAAATTAAAGATAGAGAATATGTTATTCCTACCCAAGGAAGTATAAGAATAAAATTTAAAGGAACAAAAACACAAAATACTACATATACTCTTTCTGAATTTCCTGGCTATAATGCTGTACTTGGTTTTAATTATAGTCGGGGTTTAGATTTAGATTCATTATATGCATTAAGAGATGAACAATTAAAGGGTACCCCCTTGACTGATTATGAAGCAATTGATATTCAGATAATTTATCCTATTAAAAGTACATTTGATTTTACTGTAGCTTTAGATAATTATAGATTATCAGATATGAGAGCTTTTTTAGATTATGCAAACTGGGATAAAGGTAGGGTTGAACAAGATATTGATATTGAAATGTATGACCCTCAAGATTTACATTCAGATCCAATTATGACCTATTCTGTTCAGCGAGCTAAGCTACTATCTGAGAATATAACATCACAAACTGGAGATGAAACGGTATTGAATATATCTTTCGAAGGTTACGAAAGGGATCAGCTTATGAACGAACCTTGGTATTTAAATTATAGCGACCTGCTTCCTGATAACGACCAGGATATATCTCAAGGTAGGGAGGCAAAAATAGATAGGGTTGAAACATGAGCGCTTTTACAAGTTTCCGCAACTGTTTGATTGAATTGGGTTCAACTCAGGTATTTGCTACAAGCGCAAACCTTTCAATTGAAACCTCATTACAAAGAGATGTTCGAATAGAAGGTTATGATGTTGGTACTGCAGGAGCATTAATTAATGACCCGAAATTAGTCCCTACTGCAGGTGTGAAAGGTAATTTATCTTTTGAATTTGTTATCTCCGATGAACACTTTAATGTTGATCCTGTTGATGGCACAAATAGTATTCATAAAATTTTTGAATTAAATAGATATATGTCTCCTGAGCTTGCTAAGATAGGTAGGATTGGTAATTATAGGTTTTTTAATGCTGGAATAAAATCATTATCTTTTGAGATGCGACCTTTTAACTTAATTAGAGCTCGGGCAGAGTACGAAATATTTGGAAGCGTAGTGGAGGTTCAGTCTAAGTCTTTGCCTGTGCAAACTGGGTGTTATATAGACGGCGTACTTGACCCTGACAAACAAAGCGAGACCGTATGTAACGCTGCTGGCGGTGTGTGGAGGTATGGAATAAATCCAGCTGAGGGTTTGAAAAGTTTTGGAACTGTGACAGCTAATGGAATTAATCTCGCTACCCAGGAAAGCTATGATATACAGCTTATATCTGCAAGCTATTCTATAACCGCTAAGAGAAAATATAACTATACAATGCGGGCCAACGAGCATCCTATCGCCCAGTTTGTTCCTGGAGCGATGATGCCTTACAGAGTTTCTCTTTCTGAGGTAGAAGTAAATTGCAGTATATCTTCTAACAAAATCATTCCTAATATGAACGAAAGCGGACATCTACAGGGTTCGTTTGAGGGTTTAAACATAAGGGAACTTGAAGTACAATTAAGTTTATTTGAAGCTAGGAATTTTGGCAGCGATAATGAGTCCAATAATTTAGCAAACTTTAGTTGCATCGGTAATGTAACTAGTCAAAGCCTGGAGGTCTCTGATGGGTCTTATTTGGTGGGCAATTTTAATGTAATGCAGATATTGAAATGAGTGGTAAATATAAAGGTTTTTGGGATCCATCCCAATTGTATGAAAAGGGTGATATAGTCGAGTATTACTCTAGTCAAGTTGATGATGTTGACGCACCATACGCAAAGATATCATCTTTTACTTATGATTCCGATGGAGCAACCATTGGAGTCTCTCCTCTTCTTAACTTTCGTAATCCACAAAGCTTGTCTGCAACCTCATCTTTTGAGATTAGCTTATCAAGATCGGTATTGAGGTCGTTTGTATCTAGTCAAGGCACATGGGATGATTATAAATACTACCAAGAGGACACTTGGGAAGGACCCCATGGCGTAAGCAAGTTTATAAACCAACAAGGCGAAACCATTACAAGATCTGAATGGGACTCTCTTAGTCAAAATGATAAAGATCAGTATTCTATATATTTGGAATCTGTAAATTCTGACTACTGGATTGAAAATGCCGTGCAACCGAAAACCTCCTGGTCTAACCTTAGTACTTACGATGCATCTGGTCAAAATTTTAATTCATCATCCCAAACCACTCTTTTTGAAGGTAAATATGACGCAACTGAAACTGAGCTTGAGGACGAATTTACAAACGTCCAGGGTGAGACAGACTCTGATGCATACTATATATCATCTGTACAAAATTACAAAGGAGATTTTAACGAGAGCGAGAACTATAAACAGTTTGATATCGTGCGAAGTCCTGTGTCTAGTTCTTTTTATTATGCTAGAACCGACGTTAGTGGAGCCGTTGAAAGTTCTAAGTTAATATTTTCTGATATAGAAATCCGCGAACCTTCTGATTATACATACTCATCTAATCATATTGCTACTGTTGAATATATTGGTAGCGATGAATCTGGGTGGATGTCTAATGGCGAAAGTACTATAAGAGTCGGGCATGTTTTGGATTTTTCTAATTTTAATAAAGCAATTAATCAAAGAAGGTTGATGGTAATTGGAGTTAGCGATGATTTAATATGGCTCGGTTCTTTTGGGGAGGGAGAGAAGATCCTTGCTGATTACGAAAGGTTTACTGGAAGTGTTGAGGTGACATTGTCCGCTGGACAAGTTAACATTACAAATAATGATTCTGTTTGGTCTGGCGACCAGTTCTTTTTTGATGCAGATTATGGCTCTTCTGTGGAATTTAGCGCATTTAATAAAAAATTTGAACATGGAGACGGCTACTATTCTGTATCTCCTTTTGGTGTGAACTCTTTAAGAATGCGGTTTAACCTGCAGTTTAGTAATAGAAGCAATCGAGAAGCTAATGCTATATTACATTTCCTTGAAAATAACTTAGGACAACACGAAAGGCAAAAACCTACTACTCAATTAGAGTATGACCAAGGTATTTCTGGGTTTAGGATGGACGGCGAGAGTTTATTTTATCCATATAACACTACAGAAAATTTAACTAGAAGATTTTATTGTTTTGACTTTGACCATCAAATTGAAAATGAAGATGTTCATACGGTGAATGCAAAAATAGAAAATACTACAGCTTCAACTTTAAATATCGCACACCAAATATTTGTAAGAGAGGCGCCATTGTGGGATGTGGATGAGACTTATAATCAGCACGATGTTGTATTTTGTCATGATAATCAAAAATATTACTATTCAAAATCTAAGAACCCTCAATCTGGTAATAGGCCCTGGATACTTGATGAAGAAGGTACTACTTCAATTAATAGGAATATGTGGACTAGAGAATTTTATTGGTCTCCATCTGTTCCATTTGATATCAAGCACTCTCCTAGCATAGAAAGGTACGGCACTGCACACGGCCCTTATACTCAATATTATCCAGAGAATCAACAAAATATTAATATGCTTGAAATGGAGTTGAAGTTTGAAAACAGAAGCGATCAAGAAGCTTATGCCATTCTTCACTTTTTAGAAATGCATTTGGGATATTTATCTTTCTTGTTTGTTCCTCCCGCTCCATATAATCGTAAGAGAAGGTTTTACTGTGAAAACTGGTCGCACACTTATGTATTTCGTAATAACCATACAATATCTGCTACATTTAAGCAGTTCGCTCTAGGGCAAAATACGCCACTTGATGACGATCAGATTGATAAAATAGCAGTAAAGATTAATAAAAAACCAGGACGACTGCTCGCTTCTTCTAGAGAGATGATACCTGTTAATCAAAATTATAAACAACCTTCTAGTCAAGGGTTTTATGTAAAAATTCCCGTAGCTCTTAATAATGATGGAGAGACAGATCTATTTATTAAAAATATAACTCCCGCCTCAAACTCTGTTCATACTAATAATAAATTTAAAAATTTAGATTGGGGTAGTTATAAAACATCAATACCTTCTGGCTTGCAAATCGGTAGCCAAACCCTTAGCTCTTCATCAGATATAAATATTAATGGAAATTTGGATGATGGCATAGTTATATATAACACTGATTCTAGTCAATATATACATACTGATACTGGCGCATTATATTTAGTTGATGGAACTGGCGAGCCAAGCTTGTTAGAGGTTGCTGAACACCCTTCTGTCATTATGGATAATCCTGCAGATGATAAAATATCACCTGGTGAAACTTATAATTTATTCTGCCAGTTTGATTCTAGAGGAATCGTTGATACATTAAATAAATCTGCCGAAGAGAATACAGAAATCAACATAACTTATTCTTATGCTCCTGCAGATGAGCCAGTGTTTGATTCAACAATAAGCTATACTGCGGGGAATATTATTCAGTATTACGTAAATTCTATCAACAGGAACGTGTTGTATAGGGCTAATAAAGATATATCTCCAGGTAATTTTAATGCTTCTGATTGGGATGAGTATGTAATTACCACATCTTCCGTTTTAAATGTTGTTGTCAATCCAGAACTGAGGGATTCTGTTAAAGAAAGCTTAACTATAGAAATAGAGCGTCCATTAAGAGAAGAATCAACAATTATAAATTACGACATACATAATATTAATGATTCTGTTTCTATATTAAGTCAGAGAAGTAAGAATTTGTTTTTTGATATAGTTGGTACTGTTTCTGGTAATGCTTCAAGATTGGCTGTGCCAAATGGAGCTTCTGATATAGAAGAAATTTTAGAGTGTTCTACCGACATAGAGAGTTATTTATATCTCGGTGTTAAGTATGATGAGGATAATGAAATATATTATGATTATTATGATTCTAATTTTGTTAGAATAAATACATCTGGTACTCAAGCTCCAGAGCTGATATCTAATGAAGAATATAATAATTTATCAAGCGCAGATAAACAGCTTTACGCCAGATCTTCAATATTAGACCTGTCTGATATTCCACTTGACCCTAGTAATGGTGGAGAGTTTGTTGCATTAAATATTAGAACTGGGAATCTAATATTAGTCTCAGAAAATGCTGAGATTGTTGAAGGTTTCGTGACCGAATCAATCGAAAGCCTATCTGAGGGTAGCGTAAACCTTTCTGAATATATATCTTCTAGTGAAAAGCTAGGAGGACGAAGCTTGGGCGAGATTCAGAAAATAAATGTAATACTTAAGGGCCTGTTCCTTTCTAATAATACTAAGATTCCTGCGATATCCACTGGAGGCGGATATAGCGATGAGGCTGAATTAAATATTTATATTGGTACGGAAGATGACCCTTGTGAAATTATTGGAAAAGGTGGGCAAGGTGGTGCAGGTATGATGTCAGAGGGTGTTGTTTATGAAAATGGACAACCTACCCAGATCGATGCCGACATGAGTCCTCCTTATCATGGAGAAGACGGCGGAGATGCTATATATATCGATGATTACGTAGGAGCTAATGGTGTTAACATATATTTAGTTAATGGCGTAGTTTTTGGTGGAGGCGGAGGTGGAGGTGGCGGAGGCTACCAATCCGATTCCCCTAGAATTAAGAACTATAATTTCGTAAATATGGGTGGTGGCGGAGGCGGAGGCTGCGGTCATGCACTTGGAGGATTTCCTTTGGGGGAGAGAACTGTTTCAACTGATGCCACTGCCGCTTCAGGTGGAGAGCCAATTAACAACACTACAGAATATAGAAACGTTTTAACGAAAGGTGGTGCTGGCGGTCTTTTTGGACAACCAGGGGAAAGTGGAGGCGACAGTGGTAGTTATAATTATGATAGAGTTGGAAGAGGAGGTCTTGGTGGAAAATCTATTTGTTGGGGCTCTAACTCTGCTCCTAATGTATACTTGGGGCAAACGCTAACAACTTACAAGGAAGTCGGAGGAGTCAGCTCGTTTTATGATAGTTCAAATAATCCAGTACAAGATCTACCCTTGAGTTATTCTATCTTGGTCGCTGGAGAATGTTTACAAAGATTGAGTTAATTTATATTATATATGATGAAAGAAGAAGATCCATCTCTTAAAAAAGTCGCCGTAGAATTATTTAAGCTACAACCAGATGCACTTGTTGAGTTTTTTGAAATAGATTTTTCTAATCTTCAAAAAGATTTTCGAGAACTAGAGGAAAAATATGGAAAACCTCTTGGCGCTTCTCAGGGCGCAGAAACAGTTTATCGTTTTACTTCTAATATAAATGGTAGTAACCCTTTATACTGGCAAGGAAAAGCATACCAACCACTGCCTATAGAAACTTCTGACTTTGAGTCTCCATCTGATGGAAGACTGCCTAGACCTAAACTTACTATCTCAAACCCTTCTGGATTACTTTCTTCTATTGTTGCTGTTAATCATGATTTTCATGGATGTAAGGTTACTAGAAAAAGAACTTTTGTTAAATTTTTAGACGATGTCAATTTCCCAGCTAATACTTTTCAATATAAAGATGTCGATGGTAATACCGTAGAGGTTGTCAGGAACCGAAATCAAGATGAAGACGGTAATGCGGTGGCTGGCACAAACCCCTTTGGCGAAGCTGACCCAAATGCTCACTTGCCTGATGATATATATTATATAAATCGAAAAGTCATGGACTCTAAGGCTAGTATAGAGTTTGAGATGACGTCTATCCTTGAAATTGGGGATCTTAGATTTCCTGATAGGCAAATTCTAGCTGATTATTGTGGCTTTCGGTATCGAGATTCGAAGTCTTGTGGCTACAAAGGCTTACCAGTAAAGGGACCTAATGGCCAGCGCTTTTCTGTATATGGTATTTTTGAGTTAACATTTATAAATCGACAGGGTGTTCGACAAACCCTTACAGAGTCAAATATGAAACTTATACCTTACTGGGAGTCTGACATACAGTACCAAAAGGGAGATGTAGTAAGGATTCCTGTGACAAAAGAACCCTCTATAGAGTCGTACTACGTATGCATTAGAGACCCTAAGGTACCTAGCCCTTCACCATCTTCTAGCGAAGAGGTTTGGCTTCTTGACGCTTGCCAGAAAGACTTATCTAGTTGTATATGTCATTTTGGTAAAGAGGCTGTTGGTAGAAAGGGTATAAATTTTGGAGGATTTCCCTCTACTCAGGGCGCTAGATTTTCTTAACATATGGATGAACAGATTATTAAAAAAGTGTGTTTTACTTCTAGGGAATATTTTTTAAAAAATAGATACCAGGAGTCTTGTGGTATAGTTTTATCTGCTAGTAATAAATTCCTCCCAATAAAGAATGAGAACCCTAGTTCTTGGTCTTTCTCTCTTAATACAAGGATTCATTTAATTAAAAAAAAGATACAAGCCATCGTACACTCTCATCCATTTGGGGACTCTCACCCTTCCCCTCGGGATATTAAAACTTCACTTTCTGTTGGAATACCGTTTTTAGTATATAGTTGTTTATATGATAATTTTGTATTTTTTGACCTTGAAAAGTGTAAGCCTTATAAGGTATAAGGCATATGAAGAAGGTATATTTACATGGTGATTTGGCTAAAGGTATTCGTTCCGAATGGGAACTGAATGTCAAGAGTGCTGCTGAAGCCATACGAGCCATCAATGTCAACTGCCTGGGTAGGTTGATGGAAAATATATATCAACTATCTGATAATTCCTGTCAAATAGGATTTGCATGTCTTACTTCAGAAGAGTCCGAGTTAGCTAAAAAAATTAACTCCGAACAAGAGCCGTCTGAGTCAGAAATGATTGAGTTCCTTGGTTCTACCGACAAAATTGAAATGGAAGGCGAGTATGATGAGATACATATTGCTGTCGCTATCGATGGAAACTTTGTCGTGCTTCCTAGTTTGAGCTGGGCTTTTATAGCTAAAACTGTTTTTGTTATGGCCGCTAGTATGTTAATTGCAGGTATTGCTGCAGCTCTATTCCCACCCGTTAAGGTTAATAACCAGACCAGAACCACTAAATCTTATGCATTTGGGGACAGACCAAACATAAGAAAACAAGGCGGCCCAGTGCCTGTAGGGTATGGAATGCTTAGGATTGGTTCAATTACCTCATCTTTTTCTCGAAGGAATAAGTTTCTTCCAGGGAATATTGATAGTGGGATGATTGAGTCATATACTAGTTTTGTAACTCACGACTTAATATCTGAAGGGCCTATTGAGGGATTTTGTGACTCCAATGGAATTACCGTTTCATCTTATGGCAATAATTATGAGCGGTTCGATCAAAACCCTTTGTTGAAATCTATATACATTAACGAAGTAAAGTTAATGAATGACCAAGGTCAGTTAAATGTTATCCCTAACGAAGATGCTGGGGCTGGAGAAACCCAACCAATCTTTTCTTTGGGTTATAATTCTGAATCTAGTAACTATAAAAACCCTATCTATGGAATAGATTTTGAGAGAAAAGGTCAGAGTCCATTGCTTGGCCCAGATGAAGAAATATCTGGCTTTACGGCAAACGTTCAAAAATCTGGAGCAAGCGCTTTTACCTATTCTGTTTCTGATCGAAACGTAGGGATTTTAACTTTAAATCTTTCTTCAGAAAGAATGTTCCATAATTGGACAGACAAAAGAGTTAGGAGGAGGTTTATAAGTAAGCGAGTAAGTGTGACCCAAGGGACTAACCCAGTTGCTGTTAAGGTTGCTGTAAGAATTTTTGATGGAAAAAAATATGTTAGCCCTATTGATGTTAGATCTGCAGATGCATCTTATTCTCAGTTGGAGGATGTTGCTCAATCAAATCAATCATATACAAGTAATTATTATCTTAGTAATTATTTATCAAGGTCAAATATAAGACCCACTTTATTTATTACTAGTGATATTCTTGTTCAGTATTTTACATGGACATTATTTGAAAATTTATCTACTGGGCAATATCATTTCAGTAATCAAACACATCCCGACGGAGTTAATACTAGGTTTGTTACGGCAGGCTATTATAATAATCTTTCTTCTGATCAACCTTCAAGCTCTAATGATGAGTGGAAGGGCTGGTATTCTGATACCCCTTATAATAAGCCATTAAAAGGTAGAATATTTGAAGTGGTTAATTCTGCGCAAGATTTTGTTAATAAGTTTAGGCAAGCATATAATTCTAATTCTAAATTTAATTTCATGGGCGAGGGAGATAAGACGATGCGAGAAATCATGTCTTTGTATTTCGATTCTAATAAAAGAATAAATCATGATTCTGGCCAATTAGAGGTTCAGTCTAAAGCTAGAGTGTCTACTGCGGCAGAAGTGCTTGGGGTTGTCTGCGCGCAAGCTGCTTCTGGTAGATCTTCTGAGAATATATTTTTAAACAATTTTCATTTATGCATGTCTTTAATAAAAGCCAACCTTTCTGACGATGAAACATTGGGGAATGATGGTTATGTTTATGTAACTAAGGCTCTAATGTATGAAAGATTGTCAGGCGTCACTTACAACACCAAGTATGGGGCCGATGCTCATGGAAAAATGCAAGGATGGACCTGGGATAGCAAAAAACAGCGTTGGTATAAATACACCTCAAAAGAGCGTATTAATGAAAGCCTGTACGCTTCTAGGAATCTTCAGGTTAGAGATACCGACGGGAACCTATCTGACTCTCAGCACAAAGATATTCCTGGAAACGAATGGAAGAAGGTTGGTAATTATAATTACAATCAAAGCTTTATGGTTGTCAAGGGCATTAGTAC